CATCTAGATCAACTTGCAGAAGCATTCCCTGTACTACTTGCAGAAACATTCCCCACACTCGAACTCAAGACTGACTATACAGATAGTCACAATTCAGCCCTCACCGAAGATCCCAATCTAACATGGCAATCTTTATTACAAGAAGCGCCTGATTTAATTGGTGGTGTTTTAGATAAACATGCTGTTGAATTGACAGGTTTTATTGATGATTCTATATCTTCAATGAGTGGAGAAGTAGCATTAGATCCAAGAGATAAAAAACATAATGGATCTAAAGTTGGTGTACAGGTAATATTACCAGCAAAAGAAAGAATAAAATATGCAACAGCAGCAAGGGCTGTAATAAAGTCAGATCCAGATTTGACATTACGCAGTATATCTGGTAGTCGATCTACAAAAGATTTCGCATTCGAACATAAAGATTTAGACAAATATGTTTATGTAAATACAAGACCTGATGGTAAACGGGGTGGTGGAGCTACAGCAGATCCGAATGAATTAATGACTGCAGCTTTATGTACATTAACAGAGTTTGATAAAGTAAATACTGTAGAAGAAATGGATGCTCTTATAGAAAAAGTTAAAGGAATTGTACCGAAAAAAGTGGAAGGATATACATCACTAGAGTTGCAAGCTATGGATAATGATTATGGTAATTTAGCACAAGCTGTATCAGCAGCTAGAGTCATAATTAAAAAAGGGTATGGTGGTGCTAGTAAAGTTTATCTAACAGCTAAAGCTTGGCATGATGATGTTTCTGGGTTTAAAAGAACAAAATATGGTATGAAAGATTTCAATGCTTCTGATTTCATAATCAAGAAAGGTAATACTTATATTGGAATTTCATTAAAGAAGAAAAAATCAGCTACAACTGTTGATCCGACAATAATTAATAATAGTCTTTACGCTTTATTGAGAAAGTCTGGAGTAGATGGAGCTCCAGCAGTCGCTGATGATTTAGAATTAGCCGCTGGTGAGTTTTATATACTAATAGTTAAAGCTGCAGCAAAGTTACAATGGAAAGATAGAAATAAAAAAGGAACAGCGAGAAAGGCGATCACAAAAGATGGAGATCCATACTTAAATAAGTCAACAATGAAAGAATTAGGTAAATCACCTCGTTTTCCTGGTATAACTACTAAAAACTGGAAAACTTTCGTACAAAGAATACCAAATGAGTTTATTAATAACCAATTATCAACGAATACAAAATCAATTCTAAAACCAATGGCCGATGCTATTGTATCAGAAGCTGAGATATTTGCTAATATTTTACTAGAAATAATAATTAAAAGTACATTGAAAGAATTAAAATCTGTTAATTTTGAATACGCTCTAGTAACAGGTGTAGGTAGAATGTTAAAGAGTGGTCTAGTGGTAGAAACAGGCTCTTTTTTATCAGTTGATGTAATGGCTACAAAATTAGATGAGTTATTTAAAACAGGTAAAGCCAATATGTCATTGAATACAAAGAAAGTACAAGCATTTGATAAAGGAGCTACTGCAGCGATAGTTCATTTCGATTTAAATATAGGCACAACTAAGATAGCTGATTTACAGTTAAGATATAAAGGAAACTTTCAATCAGCACCAAGTTTTCAGGCACAGTTATCAAAAGAATTTAAAGAGGCCTTAGCGTAGTATGGAATTCTTAACAGAAGCGGCAGGTAAGAACTTACACTTAGAACATCTAGAAGATGAGATTCTAAATTTTGGTATTGCTGGTGGAAGGAGTTCTATAAACTTTCTTAGAGCATTAAGAGATATGTTTGCCAGTAGTTCAAAGTCTAAGTTAAATGTAACAGTTAAATGGGATGGAGCTCCAGCTGTATTCGCAGGGCCGCATCCAGAAACGGGCAAGTTCTTTGTAGCTACGAAAAGTTTATTCAGAAAAAGGAAAGCAGACACGGCATATTATCATACAGATGAAGATATTGATAATGATAAGAGTGGTGAACTAGCAGCTAAACTTAAAGTATCATTAGCTGAGTTTAGTAAACTTGGTATGAATGAAATACTTCAAGGTGATTTAATGTTTACAGATGATGTAAGCACTACAGACATTGATGGAGTATCACATTATACATTTCAACCAAATACGATTATGTATGCTGTTGCTGTTGATTCAAAGATTGGTAGAGAAATTAACAATGCTAAAATTGGTGTTGTGTGGCACACAACATATAAAGGCGATTCAATAGAAAATTTAAAAGCTTCTTTTGGAGCTTCTATTCCTCGTAAATCAACTACAGTATGGCAAGATGATGCTAAATTTAAAGATGTATCTGGAAAAGCTAGCTTTACAGCAAAAGATACAATTGCAGTGACTAAAGTATTATCTAACGCTGGTACAAAATTTCAAAAAATAAATTCAGGTAAGTTTAATGCATTTCTTAAATGGCAAGATACACTTCCACCAGGAGTTGGGTTTAAAACTTATCTAAATACATATACAAGAGCTGGTAGAGCATTACCTGATTCTGGTAAAGTAATACAAATGTATTTTAAACACTTTAATGATTGGTGGATAAAGAATAAAGGTGATACACCAACATCTAAACATAATATAAAAAGACATTTAGCTGAGATAAGAAAGGCGACAACAACATTAAAAGATGTAGTTGACTTTATCAAGTATATGGTAGAAGCTAAAACAATGATATTGAAACAACTTGATTCAGCTAAAGGTATAGCTAAGACCTTTGTTAAAACAGACAAAGGATTAAAAGTTGTCAACCCAGAAGGGTATGTAGCTATTGACAAAACAGGTGGAGCTGTTAAAATAGTAGATAAATTAGAGTTTAGTTTTAATAACTTTACAGTAGCAAAGAATTGGGATAAATAACATGATAAAGAAACTTAAAACATTTGCGGACTTCGCATTACCTTCATATCCATCACAGACTGAACCATCAGAAGACGATGGTGATTGGATTACAGGAGATCCTCCTAAAGGCTACGTATGGAATGGTTCTAAAGGTGCTGATGAAAACTTAGAAGATATGAAAAAACAAGTAAAGAAAGATAGAAAGTAATGAAAACATTTTTAGAACATATTAACTTTGGATTGTATGAGGGTCGGCATGTCCCTTTAGAAAGACCGATGGTTGAAGTATCAGAAGATGAGGATAAACAACTAAATACTCCTAAGAAGGGTGGATCAAAAAAATATTATGTCTATGTTAAAGACGGAGAAAAAGTAAAGAAAGTTTCTTTCGGAGCTAAAGACGGAGGATCTAATCTAGCAGTTAAGATAGACGATCCTGAGGCGAGAAAAGCCTTTGCGTCTAGACATAATTGTGATACAGCTAATGATAAACTATCAGCTAGATATTGGAGTTGTAGACTTCCATACTATGCTAAAGACTTAGGATTAAAGGGTGGTGGAAATTTCTTCTGGTAAACCCTACAGAGATGTAGGTATCGTAAGAATATTCTCTAGTGATGTTGATAGTGAAGACTTAGTTTGGCATCGTGATAAAGAGAATAGACGCGTCACAGTAGCAGACGGAGAAGGTTGGCAGTTTCAATTTAATGGTAGTTTACCATTTGAATTGACAGAAGGTAGAATCTTTGATATACCAGAAGGTATGTATCATAGAGTTATAAAAGGAAAAACAGATTTAGTGTTAAAGATAAAAAAATGAGTACTAAAACAGAAGACAATTTTAATAAATTAGTTACAAAAGCTATGAACCAAATGAGCACCGTCAGAGGTATGCCTGCCGATGTTCAAGCTTTAGCTAAAGAAGGTGAGAATCAATCAAAGAAAGGATTTGATTTTTTCAAGAAGTGGTTTAAATCATTAGAATATGATGATAAATCGGTCCTTGCTGGTGAAATAGAACATTATACGAAACAAAGAAAAAGAACAGTACAGGCAATGTTGGGAGTTAAATACGAAAGTAAAGAACTTAAAAGTTTTAAAGAGATTACTGAAGTCTCAACTAAAGGAGTAACATTTAGTTTTGGTAGATTTAATCCACCAACAGTTGGCCATGTTAAGTTAGCCACTAAGATGAAATCAGTTTCAAAGGCACATGATGTAAAAATATATACTTCTCATACAACAGGTGATGCTAAGAATCCTTTAACAAACGCACAGATTCGTAAGTTTATGAATCCTATGTTACCAAGAGGTATCAATGTATCTGATACAAAAGCTAGAACAATTTTTGATGTGGTTGTAGATTTATATAATGATGGATATAAAATGATACAAATGGTTGTTGGGTCGGATAGAATTCAAGAATTTGATAAATTATTAAATAAATATAATGGTTTGAAAGCTAGACATGGGTATTATAAGTTTAAATCAATTAAAGTAATATCAGCTGGAGAAAGAGATCCAGACGCAGAAGGAGCAGCAGGAATGTCAGCCTCTAAAATGAGACAATTTGTACATTCTGGTGATAAAGATTCTTTCTTGAACGCATTGCCGAGAGGATATAAACTTGGGAAACAATTATATACAGCTGTACAGGTTGGTATGGGTGTAACAGAAGAAATATTCCCAGACTTTATGTATGAAATTTATGATCCATCAGTTCATGAATGGGGTACAGAAGAAGGCAGAGAGTATGCACAAAGCTTTACACCCGGTCAGAATATAATAGACTATTCTAAATTAGATAAAAATAGAAACGAAGAAGAATTACCGAAGAATGTATTAGCATACAAAGAAAAGATGTACAAAGAACTCAAGAAAGAACGAGATAAATTTAAAGATAAATACGCAGGAAGATCAGACGAAGTAATGCACGCAACAGCTATGAACATGGCCAAGAGAAAATATGGATACAATTCTTAATTATAAAGAAGACGATTTAGTACTTGATCTAGACGAGGGTATTAATGACCCTGGAATATTTAAAGCTATTATACTAGCTGGTGGTCCAGGTAGTGGTAAATCAAGAGTCGCTAAAGAATTAGGATTAGCTAGTATGGGTCTAGTAGTTGTGAACTCCGATATATTCTTTGTACAACTATTAAAAAGAAAGGGACTATCTCTCAAGATGCCAAAGAATGAAATAGAAGATAGAGAGGTCGCAAGAGCGATGGCTAAAGTATCTACTGATAAAAGATTAACAACTCTAATCAAGGCCCGAATGGGAGTTATCATAGATTCAACATCAGGTGATCAAAAAAAATCACAAAAGATCATATCAATGTTACAGAAGACAGGATATGATGTTAAAGTAATCTTTATAAATACAAGTTTAGAGACAGCTAAGAAAAGAAATAAAAATAGAGACAGAACTTTACCAGATAAAGTCGTAGAATTCTCATGGAAAGGAGCACAGAAAGTTAAACCTATTTTAAAAAGTTTAGCCGGTTCTAGAGACTATCACGAAATACAGAATGATGAAGACGGAACAGTTGATAAATCAATATCAGGTAAACTTACAGTATGGGCCAGTAAGTTAAATCAATCAGCTCTTCAATGGATAGAAGCTGTTAAAAGAGGTTATAATTCTGTTAAGACAGAAGACATAAATATAAGTACAATGAAAAAATATAGAGAGTATCAAGCATGACAATCGCATCATCAAATGTATCATTTTCAACTATAGCCGGAGAGAAGGGAATAGCCACTAGTAATTTAAGTTTGAAATCTCTTTCAGGTAAAGAAGTTAAATCGGATACTGTCACAGGACAGGGATATAGTTCAACATACGCATTAGCAAAAGAGAAATGGCTTTATGGAGCAGATTCTTCTAGAAATACAAGTATGATAGTAACATCAGCTCAAGGTACAGGATCAGCTGGATTAAATACAGCACCATACTCAATGAGTGAGTGGGTTGGATATAACCCAGGTTTTCCAAATATTGGAACTTCAAGTATTCCAGTAGCTTATTTAAATAAGCAGGCAAATTTTGGTTGCGTGGGTTTAAGCCAAGGGGACATAGATGTTTACTGTAGGAAAGTAAGTGGTGTAATTAAATTTTATGTCAATAAAGTATCTACTAACGCCCTATTAAAATCATACAATAATAATACAACATGGAATACTCTTTCATCTGAGACGGAAATTGGTGAAATGACAACCAATACAAGTAATATGATTCCATCAGGTTGTACTATGGGTACAGGCACGGGTGGAAGTTCAGGTAGCTCAGGCACAGCGTTTTATAGTGGAGCATCAGTTACTTCATTGAATGGTAATACAACAAATTTAGGATCCACCAACATAGGATATAGAGTACATGCAGGTGGTTGGGCAGAAGGTTCTCAGTATCAAAGTTATGTTATGTATAATTACGCTTCTTGTAGATTTATTTGGACTTGGCCAACATCTCCTTCAGGAGATACTTATGAGACTAGTTATACAGATATAATCGTAGGAGTATATTTATCAGGATCCCACACAAATATCTTCGGTTGTTAATATGTATTATTTAAATTCAGAATACGATTTTTTACGAACAGCATCAGGAAATACTACTTCTGTTACTGTATCTGTTTCTGTTTATGACGAAGAAACAATTCCTACAAAGAAAAAATGGGCACGATCATCAGAGACAGAACAGACAGAAATAGATATTCCTGATTTTTCAAGTCTAACACCAGTCGAAACTCAACCATTTATATACACTATTCCAACAAATTTACAAACTACGGCCACACCAATAGATAGATCATCAAATGCTGACACAGATTTAGGACAATATGAAGTATATTTTGATAAAATAAGAGATGAAGTAGAAAAAGATTCTATTTATGAATCTCTTAGACAGAAGTACATGCCGTCCTCGTAGATTTACAAATTATAAAATACATAAATACATTACAATAACGGAGAATAAAAACAATGTCATTTCCATGGAAACCCATAACAACCGAAGCCAATTTACACGCTTCAACTGTTTCTAATATCGGTAAAAGCCGTTATGTGAGATTACTCAATACAGGTGCCGTAGGCGAAGAACAACTTGTAACATTAGCTAATGCAGCTACTACTACTATAGGTACATTCACAGTCGAAGGTCAACAAGAAGTAATTATTCAGAAAGACCCAACAGACACATTAATCGGACACGCTACAGTAGAAGCTGTAGGTATAGCAATCAATAGTAATTAAATCTATGTCTAACCAAAAAAGTATTACAGATTTTAAAGATTTGCGTAAAGCAATCGAAGAAATTCAGAAGAATCAACCCGCGCAAACGCGTTATCAGCAACAGGCTGAGAAAATGAACTACATGCAAGAAGCGGCTGATGAAAAGGATGATGAAAAAGATAGTGGTTTATTAAAAAGAAAAGATCATGCTGGCGAAGAAGAAATTAAGAAAGCCTATCTAGCTCTAGGTACAAAGGCACAAGGATCAGTTGAAAATACAAGAACATTAATACAAAAGAAACTCGCCGAGATGGGATTTAAAACATATTCCAAGTTCGCGTTTGATAATATATTCAAGTTTGAAGATAATACATTAGGACTTAAAGAAGCTAAAAACTTAATACCTGATCTACAGAAAATTGTAGACACTAAAGGTGCTTCTAAGGTTGGTGGTATAACAATAGATATGTTTACTGCAAGTGTTATTACTAAAGCATACGCTAAAGTCAATGACGCTAATAAGAAGAAAATGGAAACAGCTAGTATCCAAACACTTGTCAATTTAGCTCAAAAAATGATGGGTATGAAAGAATGGATAGCCAAAGACGGAACAAAAAGACGAGTAGCTGAGAAAGATAAAAGAAAACTAAAAGAACACAGCATAGATGAAAGTAAAATGGGTGATCTTCTTATTGATATACAACAAGGAGCTACAGCTAAAGAGTTAGCTAGAGATCATAATATACCTTTATCAGTAGCTAAGAATTTCCTTAAAGACTATTACGGACAAAAGAAAGGTTCAAGAAAGGAAGAAGTTGAAGAATCTGTCAATGAGAGTAATTGGGGATTTGTATTCT